CGTGAAAAAGGAAAAAGAGATATTCACTGACGCGGAAATCAAAAAATTCGAGAAGGACGATTCTGACGCCGCGAAGATCGTACTGATGCTGATTTATACCGGCATGCGAATCGGCGAACTATTCACGCTTCGAACAGAGAACTACCATGAGACATACGTAATCGGCGGCGAGAAAACCGAGGCCGGCAGAAATCGAATTATCCCGATCCGCAAAGAGGGACGCAAGTATTTTGCAGAGATGAAGCAGCGAGCAGATGGCGAATTGTTGATTTCTGGATACACCGGGCAGCGGATTCCGGCAAACTTTCGAAGAAGGGATTACTACCCAATGTTGGAACGTCTCAAAATCCCAAAGAAAACGCCGCATGCCACACGTCATACCTTCGCCAGCTGGGCAGCGTCGAGCGGCGTCAAGCCTGAAATGCTGCAAAAAATCCTCGGTCACGCCGATTATTCCACCACCGCAAATATCTACGAACACTTTGATATTGCCCAGCTTGTAGATGCAATCGACGCGCCTGTTGCTAACACGTTACTAACAATTCAAGAAAACAGCAAAAAGAAAAAGCCTTGAAACCATTGAGATTTCAAGGCTTTTTATGGTGGACAGTACAGGACTCGAACCTGTGACCCCATGCACGTCAAATATAGTGCGTTGATAACACAGAATATTTATCGCAAGTTGTAACATGTTTTAGCGCAATATTATTTTAATTTCAAAACTATATGGCATCATAACATGTTAGAAACCGTTTAGGTTACTAACAAACAACTAGCAGTCTAGTCATCAGTTGTGCCCTCTCAGCACGACCCCATGATAATACCCAGCCATTTTTTCTTCCGCTCCTCCGGCGTCCTTATCCATGAGGAACGCTTTGGCGAGGTCGGCGTAGAACTCCGGCCGGTCGAGGCCGTACTTGGCAGCTACGCCGTAATAGTCCGAGTACATCATGTTCATTGCCGCCCACCAGATGCAGGACTTCTCATGGACGCCTGCGACGTTGGCCACAGCGTCCGTCTGGCCCATCGTCCAGTGTGCACCGGTCGTGCCGTCCTCGTTCTCCATGTGCGATACCCACTTTTCAGCGTCCTCGCGGGTGAATTCTGTGTCCTCTCCATCCTCGTGACTCCCCATCTTGTGCAGCGCACAAATGGCATCCGCGTACACCGTGACTTCTTCCGCGCGCCCCAGCGTCGCCGGGCGCTCCATGATCTCATGCAGCTGCCGTTTCAGTTCTTCGATATAATGCTTCATTTTACGCCTCCTGAATGTATTTGTATAGACTGTCGAGGTCGTCCGCAGCAAAAGTTAGCTTGCCGATAAACGGAATCTTTATCGGGAGTTTTCGCCCATCGAGCCGTGGCCTTGCCTTATTATAGAGTCTGTCAATATCAACATCTCCGTGCTCATCCATAATCCGCATCGCTTTGATCCAAGGGTTATCTTTCAGCACAAGCAGTTGCTCTTTGCTGCCGTCTGCCAGCAAAGACAGCCCAACGCCTGCCACAAACGACCGCACCTCGTCCATATGTGGAGATGCTACCGTATCAAAAAAACGCAAAATTCCGCGCATGGCCTGATCTATTGTCACCATATTGGTTTACCTCCATTTTAAGGTGGGGCGGCTATTGCCGCCCCTTGCGTTTACTTGTTGCAGCAGCCGCACTTTGGAAGCGGATTGTAGAGCGTCTGCGCCGTCGTTGCGGTGCCGGTGGTGATGTCGGCGACCTGCTTGGGGTAAAAGGTTGCGTTGGCATACGTTACGATGCTGTTGTCACCGCAGCAGCGCCGCTCGGCCTCCATCTCGATCTCGCGGTGAAGTTCGGACTTGACCGATGCGATGTCCTGGCGGGCCAGCACGAAGCTGTCCTCAGTGCGCTGGTTGTGGACTGCCTGATCGCAGATCGACTTGCGGATGTCCTTCAGCTGTCCGTCGATATAGGCGTACATCTCCAGCGACTTTTGATCGTTGTAGGTGTTGGCCTTGAGCATCGCGATCTCGCTGTCCTTCGCGGCCAGCTTCTGCTCCCGGTCGAGCTCGTAGCGTGTGACCGGCATATTCTCGCTGCACCCCGCAGCCACCGCAGCCGGATTTACACCCCATCCGTTCCAGCCTCCGCCGAGCAGATTGCCGAGCAGTCCAAGACCGACGCCCGCCGTGCCGATGATACCAGTGGTAAGGGCCGCATTGGCCTTGCCGTTGCTTGCGTATTCCATGTAAAAAATCCCTCCAAAAAATGTAGTGAACTGGCCAGTTCCTACGTTCAGTATGAGGGATTTCAAATTTCTAAGGGACGCACGAAGGTAGCATGAGTGATGCATTTATGCAGCATTTCTGACGCAAATAGAAAAAGCCCGTGCAGCGGTGAACTGCATGGGCTATGTAAACACTATTAGTCTTTTTGCGGCGGAAGTCTTGTAATAAACAATTTGTTAGAATCGTCATCAAAATTGTTCTGGCACTTTCCGCTTATCGCGTCATGATATATCCTATTTGCGATTATATCCGCAGCCCTTACCAAGATTACGCTTGCGGAATTACAAAACTCTAACGAAACTGTTTGCACTTCCGGGAAAAGAGGTGGAAAAAATCTTGAATAATCTCGTGCGAACATCCCCCTCTTGAATTCCTCTTCGAGTGATTCTCTTAATTCATAAAATCCGTTTGTAGATGTCGAATGTTCATCGGCAAAGAAATACATATTTTCCACAGTTCCTTGCTCGATTCGATTTCTTCTAATCAGTTCTTCAAGCAGTCGCTTCACGCCGATCTTGAATACATAATCAAGATAGCGTTGCTTCGACTTCTTGTCTTTCATAATTTCGTCCTGAACAGTCTGCTGATCGACTACCACACCGAACTTATAAAACTTGTTCAGAGATCGGTACAATTTCCGTTTTTCGTTGGCCTCAACCGTGGACGCCTTTATTTCCATGTCCCAATACCCGCCATGTTTTCTGACACAGCGTTCTGCTGCATGGTATTTTCTCGATGCGATGTCCTTTTCATCTTTCGACAAAAACACCAGTCCACCAAACGCGAATATTTCATTGTGTGCTTTATCTAAGACACCTGATTCATCCGAGTAGACGAATATATTCATAATTCGACACCTCATGCAAAAAAAGCCGCCCGAAGGCGGCTTCCCCGTGGCCGACGATATTACATATCGCTTAAACGTCAATTCGGTTACACGGGTATACAGTGCATCTCTGCCTGCACCATCAATATATACTTCATATTACGAAATGTCAATATATTCAGAAAAATTTAATAAAATGTTCTTGCTTTCTTAACACAACATGAGGAAAGCCCCCGACAGGATCACTCCTGCCGGGGGCGTTTTGTACCGTCACAATATCTTGTATCTGTTACTCACTTATCATTTGCAGCTTTGCTGCCGTGTGCCGCGCTCGTGCGTAGATCTGCGGCAGTCTGCGGGTGATCGTGCTGCGCGCCATATCCAGCTCCACCGCGACGTCAATTTGCGGTGTCTTGTCCATGACATAGCGCCGGACGATCTCCGCGTCCTGCTCACTGTAACCTGCCTGTGCTATGATCTGCTCCCACTCGCCTTGCAGCAGGCCGGTCAAGTCGTCCGGAATCCGCACCCTCGCGCTGATCGTCACCACCTCCAATCCGGGTGGCGCGGCACGCTGGGCTTTACTGCTTATGATTCAGAATGGGAATGTTCCCCTTATTCGACACATCCAGATCGAGCGCCTTTGCGATGTCCCGAATTTTGATATAATTCGTGCCGCCCTTCAAAATCCGTTCGACCTCGATCTCTTTTCCGTCAATGATCATCTTGCATTTACTCACCATTTCGATTCTCTCCTTTACCATGTTCCTGAATCTGACAATGCCCTGCGGATCGTCCACCCAGTATTTCGGGCAGAGCTTCCCGGTCACGTCGTAGTGCCGGATGATATGATCAACCGGGATGTTATACTTTTCGCAGAGCATCGCGGCCAGATCGGCCGCATTGTCAATCGTCTTGGCCGTTGCCATGACCTTCCCGTCGCGCTTCGCATCGCACATCTCGATCCCGATGGAATTGTAGTTCCGGCAGAATGGGTGTGTGTAGTGATACGCGCCGCAGTGGAAGGCTACATAGTCCTCCGGCACGGAGATCGTGATGGAATCATCGTCCACGAAAAAGTGGGCGCTTGCCACAGGATTGAGCGGCTTCTGGAAGTACTTGCCGTTGCTGGTGTCGGAATCCCCGTCGTTGGCCGTGTAGTGCATGACCAGCCACTCAATGGTCCCGCCGCGTTTCGTGCCGTAGTTGGCCCGATGGGCCAGCATCGTTTTAATTGGTACCATCACTATCACCCTTCGCATCCATCGCGTCCTGCGCCTTCTGGCTCTGCGTGCCGAAATAGAACGTGATGACCATCAGGAAGATCGTCAAGAAGTCTTTCCCTGTGATATCACCCCGCAGCGCCAGCACCGTGAACACCACCGTCAGCAGCAGCGTCACCAGCGACTTCACGCTCAGCAGATTCGACAGCCGTTTCATGATCTTTTCCATGTTATGTACTCCTTTCACGCTTCCACGATGTTGATACCGTACTGCTCCGCGCAGATATGCTCAATCTTGCAGCCGCGGGCGTTCTTCCACCCGGGGGCAAAGTACGCAACGTCAGCCGTCGCCAGCAGCTCCAAAGACCGACCGAGACACCAGAGCGCCGTGTTCTGCACGTCCGGGTGCGTCTCGAAATATGTATCAATAACTTCTATCTCATCCCCGACAATCTCCCTCGCGCACCGGAGCGCATCTTTGCGATCTGCAAGTATTTCTTCTTTGCTCTTGCCCTTCATGGGCTGAGAGATAAACAGTTTTTTCATAAGTAACTCCTTTCAGTCCTTTAGCACGATCTCCAAAAACCGTGCCTTTTCCTCTGCCGTATACGTTTCCGGTAAACTCTTGATGTACTTGATCGCATACTTGCTTCTGTTCTCGTTCTTGGCCTTCCACAGGTAAAACATCCCAATCGCCGTCGCAAATCCGATGACTGCCAACGTGACCTCCACACTCAGCACGCCGAGCACATTCAGGGCAATGCAAACGATACTTGCCGCCGCGCTGCCAATAAGCAGCTTCTTCGAAGTCTCCATCACACGATCCCCGCATGAGCCAGCGCAAAGCCGACCAGCGCCCCAACAATGGCCGTCACGGTCGCCTTTACCAGCGCCTCCCATTTCCCGCCCGGAATGGCCTTGAGGCTCTTGACGTCGTCCTTGATTTCGCTGATATTGGCCTCAATCGTCTCCTGCTTCGTTGCCAGCACCTCAACCGACGTCGCCAGCGTGTGCAGCGCCCGGTTGTCCTCCTCTAGGTCGTTGATGCGGTGCGTGTTGCTCTTGCTGCGGGCCTCGATTTCGGCGATCTTTGCCTGAATTCCATCGTCCATCTCTTACTTCCTTTCCCGGTATTTTTATGTCTGTTCCTGCCAACCAGCCGGATATGCTGTGGGCGAATACACGTTTGCATCGATTAGGCTGATGTAATGCTTGCCCTCAAACGTAATCTTGTCGCCCTTTTTGTACGCATCGTGCGCACCAGTAGGTTGCACGAATTCCGGCCATTCGTCCAGTGAAACGGTCACGAACAGCGCCGGTGTCTTATCCGGCGGCCAATCTGCCTGTGAGGTATGCGCCTGAACCACGCGATATAATACGCCATTATATTGCAGCCGCTCATCGACCGCATAAGCACGGCCTATCACCCACTGGGGAAACAACTCCACTGCTTGCAGCGCATCTTCATCAGCCAGGCTCACAGACGCTTTTTCAATATAGGGACGTAGTGCTCTGGCCCTTTCTGTATAGGTCATCATCATTCTGCCTCCCCAAGTAAAATTTTCGCCGCTGTCTCTGCATCCGTCAGCGGCATTGCCGCGCCCATTTCCTCATAGCTGCCCTCCGGCTCTGTGCCTTTCAACAACTTGCCCGCAAGCCGGAACACCGTGTCAGAAAGTGCCTGATACTCCTTACCGTCCTCGTCGGTCAGCGTCACGGCCATCTTCGCACAAAAGCCCTCGGCCTCGGCCTCCTTGCACGGTACATAGCAGCCGTTGCTATGCAGCCGGATGAGCATAATGCTGTCCGCATACCCGGCAAACGCACCCTCTTTTTTTACTGCATACATGGCATCACCCCGAATTTCTCAAAATAGATCTGTTTCAACCGTTCCGTGCTGGCCGTTCTCAACCGGTTCTTCCAATAGCCGTTTTCCTGTCCAGGCCACAGCTCATCTACAAAGTCCTCGCCGCATCCATGCTTTGTATACCATCGGTAGAGCTTTTCCAGCATATCCTGCCGGTATTTGCCCTCGTCGGTGTCTGGACGGAAGTGCTCCCAACCGTTTTCACTTGTTATACAGCAAATCGGCTTGCCATTCAGATAGAGGATTTTTTCATGCTCCTGCAAAATCGTGCCGAACGGGATGTTGACATTGCCGGAAATGCTTTTTCCCTTGAAGCGTTTGTATGTGATGTAGTCCATATCCGTACCTCATACGCAAAACCCGGGTGCGAAGCCGAGCGAAAAGTCCGCGTTGCCCATACCGACTGTACCGCTTGGGAACACATCCGTGAAACGGTAGCTGTAGCTCGCAGTCTGGGAACGGAGCCACCACTTAGCGGCGGTACTCGTTCCATCGTGCTTGTACTTAATTGCACTGTTCCCAGCGGAATAATAGGCGTACTGTGCTTGTTTGCTCGCCTCGTTGCTATTCGCGTAGGAAATACTTCCGAAAACCTCGTACTCCGAGAGGAGGAAAAAGTAATCTGTTGTAGCCGTGACTGCGCTCGCCGCCGTACTTCCGACGCCGGTGTTGTCCGTATACTTTGTAACGGACTTGATGGCGGCGCGGAGTGCTGCCGGAATGACTGCGATAATCGTACCAGAATAGCTCGAGAGGCTCGTCCCGCAAATGTTTGTACGCATTTGCGAGCTCGCCCATCCGCCGGAGTTTGCTGCGCTGCTGTTCATGGAGAAATAGCCGGTTGTCGTAAGGTACGAGATATAGGAACTGTCGCAGAGGGCAACGTCCTTACCACCGGAGAGTGCGGTCTTTGCAAGTTGGAAATGGATACGATTAGAGCCCTCAAGACTAGAATTGTGATTAAATCCAATGATAAATGCGTATGTTGTGTAATTCGATAGTGTAAGATGTCCAACCGTTCCGTTCAGCGTGACCGCCTTTCGATCTCCGATGCTCCAATAGTTCGCGCCCTCACCCTTGTCGGATATTTTTTTGATGGTCGCCCAGTCGTTATCATTCAGCACAGCCGAAACAAAAGAGAGCGACAGTGCGTAGTTATCCGTAAAGGTGACGCTTTTTGTATCGGACGTTTGCCCATTGTGCGTCGCCTTGACGCTCCATGTACCGGCCTCCGGCACGATCAACGTACAAGAATTATTGACCGATGTGCCGCTCACGACCTTGCTTCCTTTCATGGCGGTAACAGTCGCACCAGATTTAACCGATACAATGATTTGTAGCTCTGTGCCGATCTGAATGGCCTGAATGGCTGTCACAAATCCATCCGGGTAGACCAGTGGGTCAGATGTGCCGCCCTTCTCCCGGATAGCTGCGGCAACCTTTGTCAGGTCGGTTGTGTTTGTCAAAAGCTCTGCCATCAGAAGCTACCTCCATTCGCGTTTGCAATGCTCACTGCCGCCCATGCCCCGGACACAACACGCAGGAACTTCCCATTGTCCGAAGCGCTGACCGTCGGCAGCTCTCTCGGATGCACATGATCCCCTCTGGCATACGCCGCAGAGGTACCAGCCGAAGCCGTCCCCGGCGCTTTCGGGGTGGTGGCGGATGGTTGCGGTTTACTGCTCCATGCGGCCTTGTTGTTCTGGACGTCAGACACCGCCTGATCGATCTCTGCGCCGGTGTGCGCGCTATTGTATTGGTCTGCCATAAAATCACTCCTTCATGCAGAGAAATTCTTTTCCGTCCGAGGTCAGCATGGTCTTGGTCGTGCCGGACGGCACAAAACCATAGTTATCATTCCAGCTTCCGTCCGCGCCCTGTGCGTAGAGGGAGATTCGATATTCGCCGTCACCACTCAGGAGGAAATCGTCGTAGACCTCAAAGGTTCGCTCCGTCCCCGCAGGGGTCTGGGAAAAGGACGCAATGAGCGCCCCTTTCCCTCGCCCCCAGTCCTCTCCGGTCTTCGTCGCACGGCACTCGAAAGCCTGATACGCGATGTCCGACGAGAACTTGACGGTGATGGAATCGAAACCGGAGACTGCCGAAATCTTATTTCCCGTGATGGTGAACGTCAGTCCCGGCGCGGCCATTATGCCACGCTCCAAGTCCCGGCGGCGTTCTTCACAAAGACCTTGATGATCTTCGTACCGTCGCCGGAGGATGCCGTCGCAAGGTCAGCGCCCTTGATGGTGGTATTGATCGCCGTGGCCTTCTTGTAGCCTCCAGCCGTGCCGCTGGTGTTGCTGGAACCGCCAGTGGTGGGAATCTGCGTACCGGCGTCGTGGAGGCTGCTGGTGCTCGGAACAACACGCACCGTGTATTCCTCGAAGTCCACGTCGCAGGTGAAGGAGAACGCGCAGGTGTCGAAGCCGGAGACTTTGGAGATTCTGGTCTTGTCGGGGCCAGTGATCGTGACCACCGGAACTGCCGTATTGACCGTGATAGACGCTGTGACCGCAGCCGTTTCGTTGCCGACGTCATCCCGCACCTTGATATGTACGGTTTTTAGGCCATCGCCTTCCGTCAGGACGATAGACTTGCTGGCCGCGAAGGTCTCCCACGATGCGTCCGCTTCCGTTGCAGCCGCCTTGATGCCCCAGAGCTTCATCTGGTAGCCGGTCTTGGTTTCATCCGTCAGCGTGATCGTTGCGGTGACGGTGTTGCTGGTTGCATACGTCGCGCCGCCGTTGAGCTTCAGCGTCAGCCCAGACGGTGCAAGCGTATCAAGAATTAGATTGAAAAAACTTGCCATAGGTTATGCCCCTTTCTTTTCGTTCAGTTCGATGTATAAATATCCGCCCTGGCGGGTATAGATGGGTTCTTCGCCGATGCAGGCCTTCTTAATGCCCATCTCACCGACAAACAACTCCTTGAGCTGCTCTTCTCCGACTGTGATCATTCCGTCACCCCCGAATCAGATACAGTGTCTTCGCGTCCTTGACGGCCAGCGCGTCATATTCCGCCCGGTCAAGGACTACAATGGTGTTGATCTGCGCGGATGAGACGTTGCCGCTGCCACTGCCGCCGGGTGACACCCGCAAGGGCGGCAGGCTGAATTGGATGCTCGGCTTCCCGCCGATGTCAAAGTGGATCATCACAACACCACCTTACTGATGGAATCGCTCACGCGGATGCCCTCAATGCTGGTGCCGATAACAACCGGCTCCACGCCGGTAAACTTGACGCGGATCTGAACGGCCTGAGAAGCGCTTTTGAACTGAAAGGTTTCCTCCTGCATCAGAGGGAACAGGAAGTTTCCGTCTGTGTCCGTCGTGACCTCGCCGGGATAGATTTTGCGCAGCTTGCCGACGATGAACTCGATCATCTCAATCTTGGATAGGTCGAGCGGCGCGCCGTCCTGCGCCCCAGTAAATACAATGGCGTACTGGTCGCCCTGCATGATTTTTAGGCTCATTCTTCCGCCTCCAATTCGATCAGGCCTCTCAGGAGGCACAAGTCCTGATAGCTGAGCTTCACATTCTCATCAACGGGGATCTTAACAGGCTCGATCTCATCCGCGACCTCAACGTCGATGACTTCCTGCATCTTCTTCCGGTACTCGTCGATTTTGTCATCATCGACGCGCCATCCCGTATCGATCTCGTGGCCCATCGACTTCACAAGATGGGCCTGACGCTCGTTGTAAAACGTCAGAACATGGTCGAGCGAATCCATGAGCTTGCTGACCTTGTAAAGCGTTCTCGGCCTCATGTCTGCCGCCGCGACCTTCCGCAGCGCTGGCATAGCCGAAACGATATTCCCGATTTTCATATTCCACCTCCTATGGGCGAACCGCAAGAATCAGTTTATTTAACATATTTTTATAACTATATTCTCCCGTCGACAAAATCTGTGCAGTTATTGCCGATTTTACACTGCAAAATGGGATTCTTTTTGCGCTCTGGCTATTTCTGCCTTCTATTCTTCTAAGACCGTCACCGATGCAGCTCCTGAATATTTGGAACGTTATCGCCGGTATCGTTTCTTCTGGTTCAACTTTTCGGTTATCCGGAATGGCCTCACCAGTGAGTGGGCGCAAAGCGTTCAACCTATCTATGTAGGTATTAAACGCAGAGGCGGTTAGGTTTGTAACGGGTTTTCCGGCTTTTATAAGTTCCGCATCGTTCTCTGTCCATGAGAATTCAGAGATATACCTTTTATTCGTAAAGAACACATACATATCGGTGTACTCGTGCCCGGTTAGGTTCAGTGTATCATCTACATAGGCTCCAAGGATTTTGCCGCATGAAAGATTGTAATATATGTAAGTGCTTCCATAAGTCTTGTACGCCAAAAGATCTTTAACCGCAATTGTATCAGTGTCTATTTCCTGCGTCAGTGTAGCAAGCGATACGGAGCCTGTCGTTGTCACGCATTTACAGTGTTGTGTATATGTTGCCATAAAATCACCCAAAAACCGCAATAGATGTTCCTATGTCTGTATTCACGCCATTGACCGTTTTATAGACACCGCTTGCCGTCACATACAAGGAATTTCGTCCTGCTGTCATTCGAACGCCTTTATTGGTGACGATGATGTAGTAACCGCCGAGTCCCAAGCCTGTACGTCCACCATAGGCCATAACAATACCGTCCGTAGATGAAACGCCATTGTCGCCGCTTCCCATGCCGATATAGCCGTAATCCGTTTGGCCTGTTGAATCCATCACGTGGAAATAGCCGCCTCGCAAGCCAATCTCGTTCGCTTCAATGTAGGGGGATTGCACCTTCGTGAAATCAATATAGGTCGCCTGAATGTACTCCGGGACGTTGCTGCTCTCGATTTTGGTTTGTAAGTCCGCGCTTAGATCGCCAAACGTGATTGCACCGGTCAGATTGATGTTGTCTGCCGTGATCGTTCCGACCTTCACAAGGCCGGTGATATTGACGCCATCTTTCGAGAGCGTGATGTTCGCGCCGTTCTCTGCTGCCGTGTAGGAGAGTGTCAGGCCGTTCAGGTTGAGGTCAACAAGGGCCTGTGCATTTTCTCCATCGATCTTTCCGGAGACTTCAAGCGCGATCTGCTCCGTGCTCTTGCGGATCTCAGAGAAAGATCTCGCGTTTATCCGCTCTTCCCTCGTCCGCGCTTGATACGGATATTCGTGATTGACCTCCGTTTCGATTGGAGCCTCAATATCTGCGCTCATAGAGACGCCCACTGTAAAGGCCGCAGAGGCCAGAATAGAGGCGTTTCCATTGGGCTTGACGCTGTCTCCCAATTCAAGTGCTGGGTTGAAGAACGCCGTTCCAGCACTGTACGGAAGGTATTTTACGCCGTTCAGAACGCCACGGACGTAATTACAAATCTCCTGTGTGGCGTAAATGCAATCTGCTTGGATCTCGTATCCACTATCCCCAGCGGAATACTGGGTGTTCGAATCCGGGTAGAGCGTTACCTTGCCGATGGTGACTGTATCTCCGAGAATGTCGCAGCTCATGACCGGCACGTCGTCCGAGTTCGTCGGAGAGGCGAGACGGATAAGTCGGAGCTTTCCTTCTTCGGTAATAACGAAGTTGCCGCCGGATGCCGCCGCGATGCCACAGAGGACTTCACGCATCGTGTAGACCTCTGTCGGAGAATCCACCGTGTAGGGCGCGATCTGGCTTCTGGAATCCAACTCGACGCTCATCTTTCCGCAGATATAATTCACCGCAGCCGACATCGCCATCGGATATGTTCCGGAGTTGTCGATGTAATCCTGCTCGGCTTTCAGCATCGCGTCGTATGCCGTAATGGTCATCCATCCATAAGCATCCGTGGAGCGCGTATCGATGTAGAACGTGCCGAACGGGAGCCAGTCTGTGGCCACATCACCGTAATCCTTCAGCCGGATATAGCACTTGATCTCCGCTGCCGTTGGGATCGTACCGTTTGGTTCGAAGACCATATCCAGCATCGCCGAAGTAGCCTGTCCGATGGTCAGCTTATCCATCATGGATTTGGTGATCCGCGCAGATTTGATCTCGCCGTATGTATAGGTTTTTCCGTTTATGACCGCCTTGAAGTCAACCTGATAGTCGCCCGCAAGGATGTCATTCCATTTTGCCGGAACTGTCTGCATTGCATCACCTACTTTTCAATGAGGGGAAATGTGATACCGTCCCAATACTCCTGCCCGTTCTCTCTTTTGATAAGAAACGAGGCCGGGTTGTTGTTGGAATACATGGTTTTTGTCGTAACCGCCCCAAGCTGCGGGTCGTAATACTGCACAGTCACGAACACCGGCATAATAGCTGTGAGGACAGTAGCCGCTTCGGGACCTAGCAGAGGGCGGCAGGTAATGTCTAAGCGAACCTTCGTTGCCACTCTGTTTCTCTGCATAGCTCCATCAAGGGTTCGCCCTGCATCAGAGGATTCCACATCATTCCTCTGCCACTTGAAGCCCTGAAAAGCGATATAAGGGGCGATGTCTACGCCGCCGATTTTTACAGTCATAGCTCGCCTCCTTACACGTTCGCCGTAGCGATCCCGTACATCCGGTTTCTGCGGTTCTGGCTCGAAGTAATTTCCTTTCCGTCCAGATAAATCTTCTGCGGCCTATCCGCGATATTTCCCATAACCGAAGCAACCGCTCTAGCCACACCAGCAGATACCGCCTCAACGATCTGGTCATTGTTCGCGACTGCTGTTCGGCCTCCGATTGTACCGACCATTTCAGGCCCACTCTCTCGTGCGGCAAACAATTCGCCGGAGGAAACAAAACCGCCGTTTGCTTTCAAGGAGACTTTCCCGAAACTGCCAGATCGGCCAGAGCCGCCGCCACCAGATACAGAGACGCTTTTTGCCCCAGAGAAAATGTTGTTGATCTTATTCTTCCAGTTGTCGATAATTGGCTGAACGCTCGTGTTCCACCAGTTTGAAATAGCAGCCCAAGCATTTTTGATTGGGGTAAAGATACTGTTCCAGTCCGGGTCTCTGCTCTGCGCAAGCGAGGCCCCACCTTCAATGAGCATCCCAAGCCCGAGAGGAATTCCGACGCCGGTAAAGCACAGCAAAACGCCGAGCGCGACCATGCCGGAGCTTTTAGCAATTTTCTTGACGTCTTCAAAGACTTCCTTTGCTTTTGTAGACACATTGTCCCAAACCGGGGTCCTCTTTTCAGCGAGAGACTTTGCGCCCTCTTCAATGAGGCCGATGCCAAGCGGCAATCCAATGACCGTACAGCAAAGGAGAACGCCAAGCGCAAGATACCCAACACTGACAATTACGCGTTTAGCCTTTTCAAGGGCCTGTTTGCACAACTGGCTGATAGAGTCCCAGTTCGCAACGACTGTTGCAGCCAATCCAGCCGCACCAACGATCATAAGCCCAATCCCAAGAGGAACATTCGCGCCCTAGAATGTCAGGACTGCGCCGAGCGCGAGAAATGCAGTAGACACAGCTGCGGTGATAATTCCGAGAGTCCCTTGAAGGGACTTCTTCAGACGGTTCCAGTCCAGCTTCGCAGCCGTTCCGAGAATTGCTGCACCTGTAAGCATGAGGCCAATTCCGAGCGGAATATTGGCGCCAGAGAAAGCAAGAATCGCACCGATTGCAAATACCGCTCCGCCTACGATCAGCATGATCTTCATAATGGAGTCTTTGACCTCTTCACTCAAAGAACCCCATTTTGCTGCAATCTCTTTTGCGAAAAGAACGCCGCCAAGAACCATCATACCGAGGCCGAGGGGGATATTCGCGCCGGAAAATGCCAGAATTGCGCCGATAACAAACAGGCCAAGCGCGGTTGTCAAAATTCCGATTGCCGAGGTCAAAAATTCCTTGATCTTATCAATAGTTTTCTTTGTCCATTCAGCAATTTTCTTGACCTTATCGCTGACCTGTGCCTCTTCAAACATGTTACTGTAATCGACACCAGAAGCGCCGCCACCTCCGCCAGAGTTTTTATCGTTTAAGCGGTTGATCTCATCGAAGCCGAGAAGCGTTTTCTGAAGTTCCTTTGCTGCGCCGGATGCCGTGTTGAGGCTCTTAGCGTAATCCACAGAGTTTTTCTTGGCTTTTGTGAATGTGCCTTTCCCCTGTAGTGCTTGGAAGAACATATTGATTGCATTTGCAGCGGTGATAAACGCGCTTGCAATCGTATTGATTAGGGGGAGAAGTGCAGTCAACACCGGCATGACCGCAGCGCCAATGGAATTTTTGACCTGTTGAAGCGTCGACGCATATTCAGACATTGTCCGATTTGCATTGGCAGCATCGGTGCTGTTCATCGCGGCACTATAGCGGACGAGATTCTGGATGCCCTCTCTAGCTGCGGAAGAAATATTCTTGATTGCGCTGCGTACAGCGCGATACAGTGCGATTCTTCCGATTGATTTTGCAAGATTTACAAACTGGCTTCCGAGATTTCTGATTGGCGCTGTCGCTCTTTCGGCAGCACCGATCACAAACGTATTCAGCCCAGCGGAAAAAGCCTTGAAGTCGGCAACAGACGATTCCGCGGCGTTACCGGATTCTTCTACCGCCTCCGATGTTTTTTGAACATCCGAATCTTTAAATTCCCCCGTTGGGATTGTTGGGGCCGTCTGAGTTTGCCCACTAGTACGCGGGACTGCGCCGATGTTGGCGATACTGTCAATATCCTTTGCAGCGCCCTTTAGATTTGAAAAGTCGATTGAAGCAATACTTTCCAATCTACGGATAGTGCCGTCAAGGCCGCTTCCAGCATCGCTTACGCCGGTGATAGCCTCTCCAATCCTTCTGATCTGCCGGACAGCCGAGGCAAGGCCAGCGCCGCCACTTGCGGCCTGTTTGAGCCGATTAAGGGTACCGATAAGGCCCTCCATACCGCTGGAAGCATCAGATGCACTTTTCTTGACCTCGATTTCAAGGGTTTCAACTGTCGGCATTTAATCACCACACTTTGCTTTGTATTTCCGTTCCATTGCCTTGAAGAACATGATCGCCTTCTGGCGTTCTCGTTCAGCTCTCTCTTCCTTCTCGTCCGGTGTCTCTCGTGTGATTTTCCGGGGTTTACTCGGATATTCCATAGGCTTTTTCCCTTTCGAGGCAAAAGCATTAGAGAGGGCAATGGAAAGAGCATCGTAAAAATAGACGCCCTGGAGCCAGAGTTCATAATTCCTGCTCTCAAGGCGCAACCTGTCTGCCTCTATGTAAGGCTTCATCTTGGCGGGGTTCATATTCCAGAACCCCGCTTCGCTGATGCCTATTACAAGACTTTGCGGAAGGTACGCCGCAATGCACTCTTCACGAAAGGATTTGTACTTTTTTACTTCGCTTCCGTCTCGCTCTGGCTGTCCGTCTCCGCCGCTCTCTTGGAGAGAGCCTGAAAAAAACCGCTTTCCTCCACGGCTTCCTTCAGCACTTCCGCAATGTCGTCCATGCTGCCGCCGTTGATGATGTGATTCTCGATCTCTTCGCCCGCCTGATCCGCTTTCTTGCCCATGCACATAGCCGCATAGGCCCGAATGAACATGATAGACTTCTCTTCGATTTCGGCCATCGGGATTCCCATTTCCTCAAACTGGCAGACCGTATTGAACGTGATCTCCTTTGTAGGGTAAATATGGCCGTTGATGGTGATTTCCTTCTTCATACTCGATACTCCTTCTCTTCCAGATTAAACAGCTGTAGGCTTTACAGCCGTTGCCCATCCGATATTCCCGTTCGGCGTGATATAGGCAGTGTTTTCGAGAACGCTGTCAACTTCCGCGCCAGCAAAGCCGAGCGGGGACGGGTTGCCAGTGAAGAAGAACGCCTTAGTCAAGCCGGGGATGTAGAACTCCCACCAAGTCTTCTTACCAGCCTCGGCGGCAGTCTTGTACGCTTCGACAATCGCGTCCCATGTGGTCTGAAGATCTTCTGTCATATTGAACGTGACGCTCAGCGCACCGCCAGGGTCCTTCAGACCATCAATATAGGTCTTCCACTCCGTAGCTTCGAGCGGAGTAGTTTCAAGGGTGGAGGGTTCCGGGTTGAAGTCCGGGAGGCTCTTTGCACCCTTAATCTGCGTAAACGCAGTAGGCTTCGTTCCTGCGGTCTGTTCGACAGCATAGCCGAGCAAAATACCGGCAGTACTAAGTTCGATTGCCATGTTTTACCTCCTTAGAAGTCGTTTATTTTCGTCTACGACCGTCCGATAACGTGCCTCCATTCTGTAAATAGAAGTTTCAGCGTTTGGAAGCGTCAAGGGCTGTCTGCTCAACCTGACAAAACCGAGCGCCTGCATTTTCTCGTCGATCGTCTGCATGATTTCTTTTACCTGTTCTTTCTTTCCAGAGGAAAGGTTGCTGTAGACATTCACGTCGTACATGAGCTGCGAGTGGTGCGACCCTTCGGAATCCAAAGCTGGTAGGAACGAGCTATTATCTTCTTCGATCACGCTCACAGACGGAAAACTCTCTGGAACATGAACGTATTCGCTGTAGATAGAAATGCCGTCGTACTTTTCCGTCAAAATTCCTGCGATTGCGTCAAAGACATCGGTTTCAATATCAGGAACCATTGAATACCTCCCTTGCGATTCTCAAAACCTCCTGCCGGAGATCCTTTGCTGTGTGGTACATCGTCGCAGACGGCGGATTACCGTAGGTATGGGTACCGCCCTTCTCTTTCGGGAGATACCAGCCTTTTGGGTCATTCCAGTGCCCTTCACCGGGATATGTGCCGGGTCCGTACTCCATTGGAGCCGGATGACCGTAACCGTAGGTTACGCCTGACCCGAACTCAATGAAGAGAACGGCTTCACCGGATGCGATGATGGAATAGCCGTTCTCAATCGGTTCCACAGAGACGGAAACGTCATTGTCTCCCGTATAGACCGCCCTTGAGAAGTCGAGAGAGGCTTTTGTGGCTCCAATCGATGCCAGCCTTTGAAGAAGAGTGTCTATTTTCCTGTCCCACTCTGCATCCAACTTGCGAATCTGCTTGATCGCTCTGTCGATGGAATGGGAATTCAGCTCGAACTCGATCTTCTGCATTGCACAGACACTTTCCGAATTGCAACAGTAACGCTATTGATAGACCTCGCAACTTTCACTACAACGTAATCCCACGGAGTATCTGTCGAGCCGTCATAGGCGACTTCCGGCGTTTTTTCGATCCAGAGAACCGACGATTCGGAAATGTCAAAATCACGGTTACAGGACGTTATTGTCCTGTCGTAGTCTGTCTGGATTCCAAAAAGCTCATTGTCGAGAGAACCCCTTGCTGCGGAAAGATTTTCCGAGATCTTAACCGGGTTGGAGTACAAAACCTTGTACTGGCCGGTCCGTTTCCCGTTCTTCAGAATTTCTTCTTTTCCATGATAGTTCGCATACCAGAAATCCGTTTTATTGCGGTTCAGAGATCTCAATAGACCACCGCCTTTGCAAAGACGTTGTTTCTGATATAGTCAAGCATATCTGAGTACTTGAAGGATCTGGAAATGTTATTTTCCGTATGCGAGGTCTGGTTCTCTGCGCCAATCATGTTGTACCCCGCGAGAACTGCCATGATCTGGACTGTATCGTACACAGGAGAAATACTTTCAGCGCCAGACCATGACAGGATCTCACTTTCAGCCATGTCGAGGTACGCACCGATCAGTTCCTCTTCGTCGGTCTTATTCAAAAGAATCTGAATCCGATTGACTTTCTCGTCGAATGTCACGATGCGTACCCCCCTTATCACGCGATGGTGTACCAGCCCTTGTCCTTCGGGCTGTCACTGGATGCCGGAGTGACCTTCACATAGCCGGAGCCGGACTTTTCATAATAGGTTTTGCCGGAACTCGGCGTAGTTTCAGTCGCAGCCGTAGCAGTGCCCTTGAAAATCTTGATGTCCTTCGTCTCGTCGGTGAGCGCTGCCAGATAGTACTTGCGGGAGTAGATCGTGTTCTTTCTGGTGTTGCCGTCACGCTCCTGCTCAACTTCAGTTCCCTTCTTGTTGAACAGCGTGACCGCTTCTTTGGTCGCCATGTAGATAGAGCCGCTCGTCGCATCCTTCTTGGTGTAAATGTTGACGCCAGCGACGGTGCCGATATATCCGTTCTTTGCGAACGCCTCGACATACTGAAGAGTATCTTTCAGTTCCTTGCGGAGTTCTGCAACATCAGTCGGGGAGACAAAAGCAAAGATGGTGACATCTTCGAGATTTTCAAGGTTGAGCATAGCCTGCGCGTCGGCGAAGGCCGCAAAGTCCAGCTTGGACACAACAACAACTTTGGTCGCTTTCGCGTATTCTGCGTAGACATCCGCATTGACCGTATTGAACAGGCCGGTACCCATTCGGCGAGTGCCGACAGGAACGGTCATCGGGTCCTTCATGGCTTCTTCGTCGTAGTAGGCGAAACGGTTCTGCGCAAGCAGGATCTCATATTCCTTCTGAGTAAAGGAAACTTCGATCGTCTGAGTGTTGCCCTTCGTCATGGCAAGCTTTTCTGTGCCATCCGTAGCACTGTAGACGTTGATCATGCGCTTCATGCCGGGAGTGCCGACGAGGTTATTGTCTACAGTGCAAAACTGGGTAAGATCGAGGTGAGAGTTGTACTGATCTTCGATCTCATTGGAAAGATAGAAATTCTCGTAAACTTTATTTGCCAATTTTAGTTACCTCCATATAGTGTTTTATATTCTTCAGGGTGTTTTTCCGAAAAATCGTACCGTTCCTGCGGCGTCATCTTGCGGAATTTTTCGATTGTCATGCCACCAGTGTCCTTCCCGGCAGGCAGGTCGTTATTTTTGGCAAGGCTTTCGGCGGCAGCGGCTTTTTTGACAGCGTCAAGGTGCTTCTGATGATTTTCAAAAACAGCGTCCATATTCCCGTCGGAAAATGCCTTTGCCGTATCTGCCGCCAACGTCGCATCATAGCCGAGCGTCAAATATCTGGAAGTGTACTCAGAAATCTGTTTTTCTTTCCGAAGGGTTTCAAGTTCTTCCATGATTTTCCGCTCATTTTCGGCCCGCTCGGCCTCCTTTGCCTCATCGTCCGTCATCTTCGCCTTAAGCTGCTTCGCCAGATCAGCAGCTTCGGATGCCTTCTTGTCGAAGGTAGCTTTAGAGACGAACTGTGCCATATCTACAGGATCGGAAAACTCCATTCCGAGAATGGCGTTTCTCGCTTCTTCCGGGAGCGAGTCGAAATTAGGAATTTTGCTTGTGTCAATTTTCATAATTTTTCTCCTTTGGGTTTTTATCGTTGTTCTCTCAACTATTTTGGGCTTATAGACGTCTCCGTCTTTTCTGGGCTTTTTAATGTGCATCTCCGCACAAACAAAAACGGCCAGCAAGGGAAAAATCCCTTGCCGACCGTACCTTGTCGCTTCTATTGAACATCACCTTATCAATAGGACGATATTCACTTTTTTTCAGGCCGGTATTTTACCTTTCTGGAAACATCTACAACGACGATTCCGGCCCGCTCTTCCTTGATCTCTGCAATTCCACCATTTTTCAGAATCGCTTCGACAACTTCGATAACCTCTCTATCCAGCAATCAATCGCGCCTCCCAACCGGGAGCAGGACACATCTGCACCCGTAGTGTTCCTTTGGCGGAACTTTATTGACGTCGTATACGACGCCGTCCCGCGCATCGCAGTCATCGCAAACTCTTCCGTCTTCCATTGTGCGCCAAACGACCTTCTGAACGCCGGAATCAATATAGGCGTCCAGCATTGCCTGATCGCAAATGCCGATTCCGTACTGTGCGGTTTGTATCCACCAATATGAAGCAGCTTTTCGCAAGTCGGTCTGAAAATCCTCCCGGCTGTTAAAAGCTCGATCTGTCAAAATGGCTTCATTCAGCCGCATCCTGCGTCTGTCTGTCTCCTGATCGTAGATATACCTTGTAATAGGATTGTATGATTTCAGGTATTCTTGAACCCAAATATTGTCTATTGTTCGCTTTTCCACGCGAAAACCTTGTTCTTCAGCTCTTTCAAATGCAAATTGATACGCAAAGTACCCGCTATCGAGATACATTTTCTGATTTCTGGAAACAAGACGCTCGAAAAGCTCTTTCGTGGCCTTTTTGGTGTTCAGAACGTTCAATTCGTCAAAGCCCATGACAGAGAGCCGATTGAACTCTCTTCGAAGGGCCTTTTTCGTTCCTGGGAGTAGTTTATCCAGTCTACTGTAAATCGTCATTGACATCTACCGGCTCCCATTTCTGCATCTGCTCCTGATAGTAATTCTCAGACATATTGAAAGCGGACTGCGGATCGCTGAACATACCGCAGTGTTCAAACGCGAGTGCAGGGTGAATATGCGAGTTATTAAGCATAGAAACAAGGACCTGTGCCTTGCTCTGGATATTATCGTAGTTGTGGCGGGTAAACTTGATGTCTACGTCCTTCAGAAGAAGCTCTGTCCCGACAGCCCTGCGAATAATAGACAGTGCGACTTTCAGGAACTCTCTCTCGGAGCGTTTGAAGTTAGCCTCGTCGGACTTTGCTCTCGCTTCAGCGGTAGACCATCCGTCTCTTACAATAACCGCAGCGCCCGTATCGCTTGTGGATGTGCCGCCGTTTCTGTTCGGCATGCCTACAATTTCCAGAACCTTTTGATAGAGATCATCGATCAGAGTCTGCGTCTGAGTCTGGTTGAGCTGCTCGTTGAGAATCTTGATGTCAGCTTTGTTGTCCCCGAACGATTTCAGGATAATAAGCCCAGCGGCCCGAAGGTTCTTTGCCTTACCTTCGTCGATCTCGGCATTATAAAGCACCATAAGGGACTGAATGAACTGATCGACGCCGTCTACGCGGTCACTCTGCGTGTCGTTGATCGCATCCAGAAGGGGAAGGACAATTTCAAATGCGCCCTGTCGGGAGTTGTTGAGCGTATACTCGATGACAGGGATGCTTCCAATGGTGTTTGGTGCTTCCTTTACGATCTTCTCTCCACCGGTCAGCTCATTCCCGACAATCTCGAAATACTCGGTATCCGTCCAAATGCTATAAACGACGTCCAAATCGTCTTTCTTCACATACTTTACACCCATGACCGGCTTTTCACCGATCCCGGAGTAATGCACGATAAAAGAGCTTCTTGGGTCGAGACAGTAGATGGAGAAGGGTGATTCGTCACCGAGATCTGGTTTCACTCCCTTAGAAAGAGCCGGGACCGCTTTGGAGATCAGTGCATCGCTGTTCGGCAAAATAAGCCGGTGCCCAACGCCGCAGATATAGAGCCATTCCGCGATGTCGTTGTCCACACAGGGCTTGTTGCAAAGCTCCATGATGTCGTTGAGTTCCCCAACCTCTTTACTGGTGTCGTAATCGGACCGGGAAACATACTGGATCGGCTCCCCTAAGAGATACCCAGTTTTGAAAGAGACAATCTCGTTCGCAATGTTCTCTACAATTTTATTGCAGATTTCAGGGCGAATTTCCTTTTCTCTCGCTAAAACAGGCTGATCTCCCTTGAAATACCGATAAAGGTAATCAATATCCGCTCGATTTGCGTTGTGAGCTGTCAGCGCATCGGCAAGCACGCTCAAAACATTGTTCCTATTGACTTTTTCAACGTCTGTTTTGATTTTTGTGCGTCCGAATTGCATGAAATCACCTCTTCCATTCCAGTAAACCACATTTCCTAGACTTTTTCAACCGATACAAGCAATGTGTTGCACACTTTTGTACCACTTGTTTTTATTTTTCTTAAAAAGCTCGTTTTCGAACCTCTACCTGAGCAGAGCCGTGATAAAGTTCGTCTGCCAACATTGCAAGGCTGTCCGGCGCGTCGTCGTGCGGGTTCTTGCCTGTCTGAGAGAATGTGCAAACTTCCCGCATGAACTCGTCGTACTCCGGCGTCCGATGTTCCTTATCGACAAAGTAGAACCTTTTGATCTCAGGGGAGTATTGGATGATCCTGCCGACCTTGCTTTGATTATTGGGCGCTCGCTGAGTCGTGATGTTTGTCCGAACGCCCACAGACGAAAGCTGCCGGTCGACATCCGCGGCAAACTCTCCGCCGCCGTTGTTGGCCTCGAATCGCTCCTTGTGAGGGGTGTGTTCCTTCGTCCGGTTGACGATCATAGGCTGCGTGACATCCTTGCTGCCTTTAGAGAAGATAACGTCGTGTATGTAAACGTCTCCGTCTCCCGTAACGTAGGCAAACGGCATAGCCAAACTATCTCCGCCACCCCACGCAACATCACACACAGCGACTTTGTAGAAATCGCTCTCCGGGAGAACGCCGTTATAATATCGCAGAGCTTCAGCGGGGAAGAGAAGCCCTTCTCGGACATAGGGCTTACCCTGATACTTCGCGCTCCACGTCGCATCGTCGATACTGGCTTTCATGTCTTTGTAGTATTCTGTCGTAAATCCGAGGCCATATTGATAATCGAAGTTCGATTCTCCGTTTTCATTCAAAGCAGGAATGACCCGGAAACGATACCTCGGATTCCCGGAATACTGTTCTTCGATTCTGCCCAAAGGGTCAGCAACGTTCCACCTGGTACCGACCATCAGTTCAAAGGCCCCGTCTTTCTTTCGGTCCTTCAGCTGATTCAAATAAGCATCGTATTTTGCCTGTAAACGAACGGGATTCAGAGATTCTTCAAGATCCTCTACAAGGTCGTCGACGTACAAACAACCTCCCGTTCCGACCTCAACAGCGCCGGTAAGCGTTCCTCCAATAGACCGAGCCGTAAAAGTAGGGAATCGTTTCTTTCTCGCAAGGTCTACCGTTTCGTTCTTTGCAGAATTGTCTACGATCTCTACATCCGGGAATACATCTCCCCAAAGATAGGTGGACTTATCCGACAAGATGTTCATGACCTCTCGGTAAAACCCGTCCGTTAACTTATCCGAGTGCCCCGACATGACATTCGCCACTTCAGGCCGTTTCCCCATGATCCATGTCATAAAGAAAATACAAAGGGTTGACTTTCCTACTCGCGGAGGCAGGGAGACGCCTAAAAAATCAAGCTTCCCATCGTTCAAATCCTGAAGGTCCTGCACAAGAGGCCTTAAAACCCGTCTTCTTGGGACATAGAACCTTCTCGTTTTTTCCCTATTCCACTCCAAATAAACGCAGTACGAATCGAAGTCATCCTTCGCCATCAACAAATACGTCTTTTTGTTTATTTCGAAAAATTTAGAAATCGAAATTCCGTCTTCCAGTTCCTGAACCTTCCGCTCCGTCTCTTTCCTCAGCCATAGAACCTTCTCTATGGCGCTATCCCTATCCTCTCCGTAAAGGGACCGGACAATATCGAAATAATCTTGATATGCCGAAGCGTCTGGCCGCTTCTCTATAAACTTCTCAATGTTCTTCAACGTCTCTTCGTAATTCATCCTTCTCCTCCAAAAAAGAAAGACTGACGGTAATCCGTCAGCCCTGCTTTGCTGCTTACACCGAACCCTTTATCGGTGCGGCGTGTATTCTTTTTTATTTTTTCGGGAGTAAATGGATTAACCCGCTGAGAAGGCAGGTCCCCATATTCCCCCTCCGGTACGTGCTCCGCGTATACATTGCGAGCATGTATAATATACGCAGTATTCAAGAATACCGCGTATATTGTCTGAAATTTTCTATATTTACTAGCAAATATCGAACTATTCAGCAAAAATTAACGCTACAAAATAGATATTTGGTGGCGTTATCAATCCTCGACCGTAGAAGATGGTATCGCGTCCTTGTATTTATCCGCGATTGCATCCGGATCGGCATCATCGCCAAGCGGATTATTAGGCGTAACCACCACGTCTTGTACATCTTTATAGCCGAACATATTTTTTCCGAGGAAAATGCCAGCAGCCGGATTGACTTTTCCGTTGAGCATCCAGTCGTTCCATTGTTCCTCGATTAGAGCTATGGCTTTTTTAATCACTCCACAGTGCGTTTCCTTCCTATAATCGCCCCTGCGCCATCTCATCACAGTTTCATGGTCAACGCCAATCCAGTTCCCCATACCGATAATACTTGGTTTCCGATCGTTTTGCGCGCAATGCATGAAGTATTCTTTGATTCGCTGCTCTACCTGTTTTGGATCGCTAACGTCGATAGGTGGGAGATCCCAAGAGGCGAGGGCAAACCGAAGGAACCGGCTATTATCGCCTGGCTCTGCGTGCTCGTTCCCAAAGTCCGCCAAATCCGGCCTATTGCGCTTACGCTTTGTTTTAACTACATCTTGAGCCTGCTCACTCGTCAATTCCTGTGCCTTGCCCATCGTCTTCACCTCTCAAAATTGCGCTTTTGCGTTGCTGCACGCGTGCAAGCTAGCTTGCTGCGCTGCTGCTAGCAAAAGCATAACGTTAATTTTCGCAAAAGTCAAATTTTGTGGTACACTTTTGTACCACTTATTTTTGATAGAGCAAAAAAGAGCACCGACCGCCGTTAATCGGTAGTCGGTGCCTTGCTCATGCTCTCGCGGATTGCATCCAAAATATACGCCTGTACGCTCTTCCCGGCCCGCTGGGCTGCGTCCCGGATTGCCGCGCCCTCCTCGATAGTAGGGCGGATCATGATATTATCCCGGCTGGAGTTCCAGCGAGCAGAGGCCCGCTTGTGCGCGTCGCTCACTGCCATGTTGTCGCCTCCTTTGTGTGTAAGTATATCACGGATCGCGCATAACCGTAAACGTGTAATATTGCACAAAATACCATGATTTATTTGTGCATATTTTTTCGCTCACACCTGTTGACTTTATAACCGTTAACGGTTATAATGAATACGTAAACAAGAGGTGATCCCCTCCCCTATCAGGGCTGGGCAAAATGGAGGTATTACAATGGCTAAAATGTATTTTGTGGATACGAACGGCGGATATCTTACAGTTGCAGTTGCTGAGCTACCCGGAATAAACATAACAGATTTTCGAGCCTGCTATATGTGGCAGGATGGCCGCGAAGGAAACTACCCATGCAATAATCCGCGCTGGGATGATGCAGGAGTAGCAGAGCGCGAGGAAATCGCCACGGCATGGCTTAAGCAGCTTGCAGAGTGCAACGATTTCGAATCGCTCTATTCTGATTGCGATTGCTATAGCGGCTTCCGCGGAGTTTATACCGCGGGCGAATTCTGGCGCGACATCGCCACTGGTGATGATATACTCGCCGAAATCGATTTTTGATGATTCCGGGCTTCTGGGCGGTTGAGCCGATCAGCCGCACCACATAATCTTAAATCAGGAGGAACAAACAATGGCAATCATTAAGAACGGCGAAGATTTCCGCATCATCGATCTTTTGAACCAGTACGACAATCTTTACTTTGAGGGCCTGAACGTTTCGGCCCATCCGTACTGCAGCAGCCTTGTTATTATCGACTTGTCGGACGCTATGAAGCCCGGCAAGAGCTGCACGCGCTGGCTTTTCTCGGCCAGCCCGTGGAAGATGGACGCTGACCGCCTCTGCATGACGGAATATGTAGAAATGGCCGCGCCTGAGTGCGACACGCTGGCCGAGCTGGTGGCGTGGTTGAGAGCCGGTAAGCCTCTGCAAGAGGTGGACGGCCTGACTGTTGAAACAGGAGCACAGTCCAGCAACCGGACATTCTCCCCGTTTGCTCCTGTAAAGCCCGTCAAACTCGGCGAGCGCCTGAACGCCTCGACGATTGCAAAGGCCATTCGTGCTGGGCAGATCGTCGCAGGGCGTACCGAGGGCCGCTATACTGACGACTATGCAGCCGATGCCGCCTATGATTTTTACCGGGGCGAAATTGACTTGCAGGCGTTTGCCCAAGACATCTATGAGCATCCCAGCGGCTGGCGCTTTTGGTGGCACGACGAGAGCCGGAAAGAAATTACGGCAGCTTGTCACACGTTCGATTATAAGAGACTCGCGGTAGCGGTTTGACCGCCCCGCGACGAATGGAGGAATTCTCATGGTAAAGAACATTCTTTGCAGCCTGCGCGATGATGTTCTATCCGGCAAAATCACGCTTCACGAGGCAGCCGAGGAATTGCACGAAAGCGGCTGGACAAACTTCATCGACGAGGACGCGGCCCGCCGCCTTCTGGGTCTTTAGGTGCCAACGAAAATTGGAGGGTTTAATAATGGCTAACTTTTATATTGCAGTCTCTGTAAAACAGGACCGAAACGAAACCACTTTCACAGAGCGCAAAAACCCGGAATATAATCCCGGCTATTATGCTTTTGTTATCCGCTGTTCCGAAAACGACAACCTTCTGCACAGTCTGGACTGCATCGGCGGCATTATCCATGCGAACATTCTTCCGACAAAGAAACGCGCCGAAGAAGTCGCGCAGTATTGGAATGACTGCTATAAAGCGAACGGAACATATTTCTTCGCCGAACCGAAAGAGGAAATAGCATGAAAAAGATTACCAACATCGGCGGACGGGTTCCCGGCCTGTTCGCCGACATGCTCGTTCAACCGCATGTGTTAATTGCCGGTGCTTCTGGCTCCGGTAAGTCCGTTCTTCTAAATGGGTTGATCTGCTCTATCCTGCGATACCATCCCAACGCCAAGCAGATGATCCTGATCGATCCCAAGCGGACAGAGCTTAACGAGTATGCGGATATGCCGCACACCCTCCAGCACGCGACGGAGCCGGGGGATATCGTTTCGGCTTTGGAATACGCGATGCAGATCACAGAGAACCGTTACAATGCCATGCAGTGCCGCAGAGAGCGGCTTTATAACGGGGCCGACGTGTATGTTATAATCGACGAATTCGCCGACCTCATGACCACCAACAAGCGTCAAACCATGCCGACGGTGCAAAGGCTTTGCCAGATTGGGCGAGCTGCGAAAGTCCATATCATCTTGGCCACTCAATGCCCATTGGCTAAGATCCTGCCAACTGAGATCAAAGTCAACTTTACAGCTATCTGCGGGCTGCATACCAGATCCCGACAGGATAGCCGCAACATTATTGGCTGTCCGGGCTGTGAGAATCTACCGAGATTCGGTCGGTGCCTTTATCTCACGCCGGAAGGGTTCACGCGGAACCTTGTACCCTATACAAGCGATGCTGATATCTTGGCCTATACCGATTTTTACCGCAAGCAAGGCCGCCCTTTCTGGAGGCGAGCAGTATAAAGCAAATCCCCGCCCGTTTGGGTGGGGATTTTGTTATAGCTTTACGCCTTTTATATGCTTATCGTAGTATGTAGCGGCTACCGCCATAGCCGCCCACATGTCCGCGGAGAACCCGAAAAAGAATCCCGGCTGTTTCTTTGTGCCCTTGCCGAAGTTCGGCTGTGCGGGCGCGTATCGATCAACTAGGGCCTGACGGATATTGCTATCCTTTGCGTGGGGAGAGCCGCAGATGTCGAGCTTTTCTTCCCGGCGGAAGATTTTTGCCATCGCCCGGAATTCTTGATTTAGGGCAAGCTGCCAGAAACGCCCGATCCAAACACAGGTATCAAACACCTCTTGTCCTACTGGCATACCCATCCCGGCAATCATTTCGATTACAAAATCAAAATTCTCGCTTTCTGCGCCTTTTGCGATGATCTCCATGATCTCATTGTTCTCGATCTTCCCAGCTTTTCGGATTTTGGTTATGTCGTTCTGGTCGTACTCTGCGATAACATAGCCACTTTTGATGTTTCCGGGGTCTATTGCGAGGATGACGCCTATCTCAATCGCCCCCTTTCGTCCTTCTGCGGCTTACTGTGGTTTTGTTTTCTGTTGTGTTCATAAGGCCGCGATACTCAGGGCGAAAGGCACATTCTTCTAAAGTGCATCTTTCACAGTTTCCGAAAAATGGGCAGCGTACTTTCTGCGCCCTTCGGAGCGTCCGAGCCGCAGTAGATCGGTTGATTCCGTACTTTCTGGCGATTTCTCCGGTCGTCATGCCGGAATTATAGAGCTTTAGAAATTCCGCTTGCCTTTCTGTCACCTAATCGCCTCCATCTTGCTTTCCGGGCATAAGAATTATCGATTCGATCATCTTCCCGGTCAGGTTCGCGGCAACATCCACGGAGAGCCCGTTTCTCAAAAG